CGTTCCTCACGAGACATTTCTTTCCCTTGATCTAAGTATGCGTGGCATTTGAAACACAAAGATGCTACTAAAGCATCAGAGACTTTGATGCCCATTCCTTTTCCTTGATTTCTATGAGCAGCGACTACAGTTCCATCTTCACAGAAACAAAATCCGCAAGGCAGATGCCTGCAAGCCTCAAGCAACTTTTTGTTGGTGTACATTGATCTTCCTCAAGTCAAGTTCAGCGTCTTTCATCTCGTCCGTCCAAACCAGTCCCTTCTCAATTGCGTACTGGAGGAGTTGCTCTACGAGATCAGAAAACTCCGAGACAGTAAGCGAAGCGGTAGAAGGCTCGATCTCTTTTACGATACCTCCAGGAAGTTCAACAACACGAGACGGAAGAAACCTTGTCTTAGCCCACTCGTGCCAGATGTCTTGTGTGTATTGCTGGCCCATTAGTTGTTCCGCACAAGCTGTCAGGATCGACCAATAGAACCGATTCTGAGCCGCTGTACGTGGAGGTTTGGAGATAGTTACCATGTAGCCTAGTTCAGTGGCTTCTATGGCCTCTATGACCCTCCTACGGTCAGTTTCAGTTGTCAGTATTGATCTCATTTCTCAGATACCAGTTGTAGTTAGCTCGAAAGGCTCGTCTCTCGAAGTCAGTGAACTTATCGTGACGCTCTGAGTACATGGCATTGACCATGCGTCTCTTGAATTCTTTGCTGTCAACGTCAAGCCACAACAGATAATTGTCGAGCCCTGACTCGTGGAGGTCTCCGAATAGGAACCTAAGTGCGGTAATCGTGTCGTCTGTCGGCCTAGTTTTATAGGGTGCTTTGCAGGCATCATCGACTGCTAGTTGGATGACAGACCAGAGCAGTTTCTTGCATCGCTCTGTCTGGATTGAGTCCAGCAGTCCTTCTTCAAATGTGTTCAGGTTCATTTTCTTTTGTAGTAGTAAGCCCAGGCTTGCCTGTAGAGTTTTTCTTTCGTTACCAACTTGCGAGCTTCTAGGGCTCGGATCATCTTCAAGGCATTCTGTGGTGTGCATCCAAACTTGTTAGCCAAATCGTTGAGTGACATCCAGTCGTCGAGCGCGGTTAGATAAGCCGTTTGTGTTGGCGTTAGCGGTTTAGACTTGTTGAGCATCAACCGCCCAAACTTTTCTACCGACTTCAGGAACTCATCTCGGTGTGAGATGAGAACCCCAGATTGCTTGGCAATAGAGAGAATCTGACTCATTTGATCTCCGTCAGTTCTTTCTTGCGCTGTTCCTTAGCTGCGTCGATTTGTTTGATAGCCTCAGGATCGTTCTTAAAGACCTTGTACGCGCCTGTGAATGCTGCTTTCAGGTCGTCAACTGTTTTCGCCTCTGATAGCGTTTTTATGTGTTCGTCTACGGAAGGCTTATCTTCATCTGGTAGATCCTCTCCAGCGTATATGTAGAGCCCGATACCGTGGAGCGAGATAGCTTTAGCTAGACACCTTTGCATAGCAGTGTTGACTTGGAAAGCATCTGGCTCAGAGATCGCTTTGTTACGGTGATCCATAACAGGCAGTTGTGCAGTGCGAGATACGCCAAATGCTTTGACCTCACAAAACACCATCACCGTATCGCCCCACATCTGATGGGGCTTGTACTCCCATGTAGCCGTAGGATCGTGTTGCAACAATGTATCTACAGCCCAGGCCCACGAGAGGTAAGAAAGTCCGTTTTTCTTCTCGACCTTCTCGGTTACGTTGATCTTTCTAAGTTCGTTGAATTTCATGTTTGGCTCCTTTATTTGATGAACAGGTAGAGCAGCGTTCCGTAAAATATTCCCAATGCTGTGCATAAGATCCAGTCGCTCCTCGTCGGTTTGTACTTCGTCAAGTTCGTACTCCTGTTGTTCCAACTGTTGTTGGTAGTCATTCTGTTCCCTCTCTCTGTCGTATTCGTAAAGTTTTCTGTCTAGCCAAGCATCGTAGTCAACGCTCATGGTGTTTCCTTTGTGTAGATCGTGCAGAACTGTTCTACGTTAGCTGCAAATACAATCTCGTTGATCTTGATGTTGTAGTCGTTGTCGAAATATTCTTTTAGGATTTTTTCTAACTGCTCTTGTGTGAGTATGATTTTCATGTTGGCTCCTGTAGGGACCGAAGCCCCTGGTTGTTAGAAATCGACGCTGAAACCCTCTTCAAGCATCATGTCGTAAAACTCAGGAAGTTTTGACTTTGGTATTTCGCAAGAAACACCGCCCCAAATGCGCTGCTGCGCTTTCGTTGTATGGGCAACTACTTTGACGGAAGTTGCTGAGAAGTCAGCCGAGAGAATCTCGAAATCGCTCATGGAGGTCTCCTTAGAAGAGCGGGTTAATAAGTTCGTTTGCATGGGTGTATATTGACTGAAACAACCCCATAAGACTGTCATCGTGACGACAATCTCTGCCGCTGATACCAAAAAGAAACGCCGTTCGTCGGTAAGTCCTACGCAACGATCCTTAGCTGCGCTTCGTGAGCGTGGTTATGTCTGTCAGATCGTCGAGCACTGGAACCCGTGGGCCAGGATCAGGCAGGACTTGTTTGGGATAGGTGACATCCTCTGTCTCAAAGACGAGGAGACGCTTTTAGTTCAGACAACTTCGAGAGGTAACGTCTCGGCCAGGGTGAAGAAGATTACAGAATGCGAACACCTTCCGGCTATCTTGCGAGCAGGATGGAAGATCGAGGTGCATGGATGGGGTAAGTTAAAAGAAGGCTGGACTTGCAAGGTTATTGAAATCTGATTTAGACTCTTATTTGTTTTACCGCATTGGCTAGGGTAGCTCCCGAAAAGCAGCCTCATCACCTGCCTGCCAAATGCTTCTTCAGTGATGGCAACCTTTGATGAAAGGTGACAATGCACTACTACCAACACCATATTGGTGACTTCATTAAGGACACCTCGTTCTTAACCAACGAAGAAGTTGGCATCTACATGAAGTTACTTTGGCTTTACTACGACACAGAAAAGCCGCTTCCAAACTCACTGCACGAGCTTTCAATGAAGGTCAATGGCCGCGATAAGGAACAAGCCATATCGGGGCTGCTTGGCATGTTCTTCACGCTAGAGGAAGGAAGCTGGCATCACAAACGATGCGATAGGGAGATAGCCCACTATCACCAGCAATTGGAAGCCGCTTCCAAGGCTGGAAAAGCATCAGCCGCTAAACGAGCGTTGAACAAGCGTTCAACGGACGTTCAACAGCCGTTTAACGACCGTTCAACGACCGTGCAACCAACCAATAACCAACAACCAATAACCAACAACCAACAACCAAATATAAAACAACGCTCGGCAAGCTCGCTTCGTCCTAGTGACGTTAGCGAATCTGTTTGGGATGACTTTCTTGCTATTAGAAAGGCCAAGAAGTCACCGCTTACCGAAACTGCGCTGAAAGGTATTAGGCGAGAGGCTGGACTTGCAAACCTAACGCTTGAGAAGGCTTTGCAAATGTGCTGCGCTAGGGGTTGGCAAGGATTCAAGGCTGACTGGGTTACAGACGATCTTAAGAAGGAAGATCATTACAAGCAGTCCTTAGACATTATCTTTGGCAGAAACAGGCATGAGAAGGACATCACGCCTAACAATCTACTGGAGGGCTAAGGCATGGACATACAAGTTATCGAGGCGATCTTCAAGAAACTTTCCATGACCTACGGAAAGGCTTTTCTCGACCAGTATCGAGACATGAACATCCAAGAGGTTATGGAGAACTGGGCGCACGAATTATCTGGATTCTCTACAAGCCCTCATGCCGTGGCCTACGCGATGGAGTGCTTGCCAGCAGATAAACCTCCTAACGTGTTGCAGTTTCGGTCTTTGTGTAGGCAGGCTCCTCCTCCGTTTTATCAGCGACTAGAAATGACAATAGATAAGACTAAAGGACTAGAGCAGGTTGCAAAACTCAAGCAAATAATTAGACCTCGCAATTTAGAAGGGGAATTTTGATGACAGACAAAGAGAAAGCCTACGCACTACTGAGAAAGCTAGCAGACGAAACAACGTATGTGATGGTTCATCCCAACGAGTTAAGAATTCTTCTTGATGATCTTGACCATATGAGGCTTAGGGTAAGGATTGCTAGGGAAGAACTTAGCGATGCTTGGCAACTTTATAGAGGGGATATGGCATGAGAGAAAACAAAACAGCAAAGACACCAACGGATGACGGACATGTAGCGCATGTTTACCTGTTCGAGAAAACAGGCAGGCCGATGGTCGCATGGGATAACGCTAAAGACATAAAGTTAGGCGACAGGCTTTACGCTGCACCAAAGCAATGGGTAGGGCTGACTGATAAAGAAGTATTTGATGCAATTGATGACGTTCTTGAAGGTGGTGGTTGGCTTGATGTTGCTAGAGCACTTGAGGAAGCAATTAAAAGGAAAAACATATGAGCAGAGAAGCTATGAAACAGGCGCTGGAGGCGTTGGAGGATGCAAACGATGTGGCTCGCATGGAATTTAGTGATGAAGATTACTACTCGGAAGCGATTAACGCCCTGCGACAAGCACTGGAGACAGATCTAGCAAGAGTTGGGGAGGTTGGCGTGTGGGGTGCGGTTCAGTGCAAGCCGCAGGAAGAAGTGGAAGACGGGTGGTGCGACTGGGTATGCCCCAAGCCTGTAGGTTATCTAATGCAGTGCTGTGATTGTGAACTGATTCACGAAGTGGATTTCCGTGTCGTGAGATATGAATCTGAAGATTCAGAAGTCTATGAAGTGGTTGACAATCCTAACCTGCAAGCACAGATGCGATTGAGACGGCGCGATGACATCTCTCCCAAGAAGCCGCACCAAGAAAAGCAAGAGCCGGTGGCGTGGATATCAGAGGGCGGCGAAGTGGTAGATATCGTAACAGGACTACGACTGAAATAACTAAGCTAAATCAGGAGAACACATGAGTGGCGACCACAATATGAAAGATTCTTTTGAATGCCCAAGATGCGGACATTGTTGCGCTGTTGATGAATGGGAGGTTCAAGACAACGTAAACCATCCTAAGCATTACACGTCTCATCCGTCTGGCGTAGAGTGCATAGAGATCACGGAGCACATGTCTTTCAACCTTGGTAATGCTACGAAATACGTTTGGAGAGCGAGCTTAAAAGGTAAAGAGGTTGAAGATCTTAAGAAGGCTATTTGGTACTTAGAAAGAGAGATAGCGAGGATAGGATGACTGACGAACAAAAGAAGATTCTTGCTTACCTAAAAAAGCGCAAGACACCTGCTGACTTAAAGTCAGTGAGGCTACAGACAAAGATCGATAAACAGACGACTGTGAACTGCCTAAACGCTTTGCTTAAAAAAGGCTGTATAAAAACATCGTTTAGGATAGACCCGTTTACCAAAGAAAGGGTTTGGGAGTGGGTAAAGGATGAGTACGAGGTCAAGAAGGTGTCCAGGCCGAGGAAGAAGTTTAAGCCTGTTCTATCCAAGCCTAAGCAAAAAGAGGAAGGCGTAGACATCAATTTTTTTAATAATCCGTTCAATTTGAGGGTCGCATGAACTTACACGAAGCAGCAGCCATGAGTGCCGCACAAGACATCATCGAGCAGGCGCAGTCAACAAGTGCTCTTGAACAACGAGCCTTAGCAATCGTCGATCTGTCTGTAGAGCTACACAGGAAAGCAATAGACCTAAGACTGCAAGCAGAAGAGATTCTCAAAGAAATAAGGTATGGGTTAAAATGAAAGTTGGCTCCTTCCCCTCCTTTGCCCGACGCGACGTTGGGCGTTTTTTTGTATGAATGCGGCGGTCTACACGGCGATCTTTGGCGACTATGACCCGTTGCACTACGCGGTCAAACAAAGCGTTCCTACGGCCTTCTACGCGATCCTGGACAGTGCTAAGAAGCCTCAAGGATGGCAGCAAGTCATCACAAGCAGACGTTTTTCAGATCCACGCATGGATGCCAAGTGGTTTAAGGTATTCCCAGACAAGTTAGAGTTTGCTGAGGACTACGTGATCTGGATAGACGGGTCGATAAGGATCACAAGCACTGAGTTTGTGGCTTACATGATCGACCAGGCCGGAGATACGATGGCGGCATTCCAACACCCTTGGCGGACTTGTATCTATCAAGAGGCCGGAGAGTGTTGGGACATGGTTAAGTATCAAGACCAACCTATCTTGGCCCAGGTCGAGCACTATCGGGATCAGGGTTGGCCGCAGGATGCAGGTCTTATTGCTGGCGGGGTTTTATGTTGGAAGCGGAGTTACATCAATCCCCAGGCTAATCAAGACTGGTGGATCGAGATGATGAAATGGACGCTACAGGATCAACTGTCGTTTCCGATCATCGCAGACAGAAACGGGTTAGAGGTTAATGTTTGTACAGAAAACCTCATGAATAACAAATACTTTCAGGTGGTAGCCCACCATAGGATGGCGGAGTATGAAAAAAGTTCCGATACTCATTTGTACGGTAGGGAGTCCAAGTCTTGAAATCACGTTGTCGAGCATCCGTCTATACG